CAGCAGTACAACGGCATTGCGGTCAAGACGGTGACCAGCACGTACCCGCAAGTAATGTTTGTGAACAATACGTTCCCTGACATCACCATGACCATTTACCCAAAACCGACTCGGGTTTTGGAGTGGCATTTTGTGTCGGTGCAACAGTTGACTACCCCTGCAAACTTGGCGACCAATTTGACTTTCCCGCCAGGCTATCTGCGGGCGTTTGTCTACAATCTGGCAATGGAGTTTGCGCCTGAATTTGGCGTTGAACCGTCGCCTCAAGTTGTGCGGATTGCAATGACGTCCAAACGCAACCTGAAGCGCATCAACAACCCAGATGACGTGATGTCCATGCCGTACTCGTTGGTTGCAACGCATCAGCGGTATAACATTTACGCAGGTAACTTCTAAACCGTGAAGACGCCCATTCTCGGATCGACTTACGTCGCCCGCAGCACCAACGCTGCGGACTCGCGTATGGTCAATTTGTTTGCCGAGATTGTGCCTGAAGGCGGCAAAGAGCCAGCGTTTTTGCAACGCGCGCCGGGGTTAAAACTGCTGGCAACTGTTGGGTTTGGGCCTATTCGGGGTTTGTGGTCGTTCGGCAACTATGGTTACGTGGTGTCTGGCAACAGTTTGTATAAGCTCGACACCGCATACACGGCTACATTGCTAGGTACGATTGCAGGCACTGGGCCAGTTTCTATGGCGGATAACGGCACGCAGCTCTTTGTCGCGGCTAACCCAAACGGCTACATTTACAACGCAACAACTAATGTGTTCCAGCAAATTACTGACCCAGATTTTCCTGGTGCGGTAACGGTTGGGTTTATTGACGGCTATTTTGTATTTAACGAGCCCAACAGCCAAAAGTTGTGGATTACCAGCCTGTTGGACGGCTTATCCGTTGACCCGCTAGATTTTGCCAGTGCCGAAGGCGCGCCGGATAACATTGTCAGCATTATTGTTGACCACCGCGAAATCTGGGTGTTTGGCACCAACAGCACGGAAGTCTGGTACGACGCAGGTACAGCTGCCTTCCCGTTGCAGCGCATCCAAGGGGCGTTTAACGAAATCGGTTGCGCAGCTGCCTATTCGGTGGCTAAGATGGACAACAGCGTATTTTGGCTAGGCGCCGACGCCCGTGGCCGAGGCGTTGTGTATCGCGCCAACGGTTACAGTGGCCAACGTATCTCCACCCATGCGGTGGAATGGCACATCCAACAGTACGGCAACTTGTCTGACGCGATTGGCTATACCTATCAGCAAGACGGCCATAGTTTTTACGTGCTGATCTTTCCTCAAGCCAATACGACGTGGGTCTACGACGCTTCGACGCAGGCATGGCATGAGCGGGCAGGCTGGTCTAACGGATCGTTTACCCGCCACCGCAGTAACTGCCAAATGGCGTTTAACAACGAAATCATCGTAGGCGATTTTGAAAACGGCAACATTTATGCGTTTGATTTGGACGTTTACGCCGACAACGGGCAAATACAGAAATGGCTGCGCTCATGGCGCGCGCTGCCTACCGGTCAGAACAACTTAAAACGTACTGCACACCACAGCCTTCAGATCGACTTGGAGTCGGGTGTGGGCTTGAACTTGGGCCAAGGCAGTGACCCTGAGATCATGCTGCGCTGGTCAGATGACGGCGGGCACACCTGGTCTAACTACCATACGGCCAGCATAGGCAAGATTGGTGAGTATTACCGCCGAGTGTTTTTCCGTCGGTTGGGTATGACGCTAAAGCTGCGTGACCGCGTGTACGAACTGTCCATGACTGACCCAGTCAAAATTGCGGTAATGGGCGCTGAGTTACAGATCAGCGGCACGAATGCCTAGCCCGCCCAATATAACCAACATTACGCCGCCGCGCGTTCCGTTAATTGATGAACGGACAGGGCTGATTTCGCGGGAATGGTATCGGTTCTTTCTCAACCTGTTTAATTTGACAGGTGGAGGATCTAACACCGCGTCGCTGACAGATCTTCAGCTTGGGCCACCGGCACCGCAACAAGAAAACTTGGTTGACATCATTATTGATGTTGAGGCAACCAAAATTCAGCCGACGGAAGAGTCGGCCAATGAGCAGATTGCTGAACTTGCCAAGCAAGTTGAGGGGTTGGAAGTTACGCCAATCCCGGCGTTGGGCACGTTTGCTGCCCTCCAGCAAGACAATCTGCCGTGGACGACGTTTGATACGACACCGCAATCGGTGCCTACCACAGTAGGCACGCTGGCTTGGGGTAGTAATTCTACGTTAGGGTTGCAGGCGACTGCCAACGTAATCTACCAGTTAGGCGAATCTGAATATGTGTACGCTAGGGCATCGGCTACCATTACTAAAGGGCAACTTTGCTACCACACAGGCGCTGTTGGTAGTTCCGGCGTTATTACGGTAGCGCCTACGCCGTTAGCGTTGACCGACCCCAACCAAATTGTAGGTGTAGCAGCTGAATCGATTGCACTTAACGGGTTTGGTCTAATCCAAATTAGCGGTACGTTGCGCGGGTTTAACACCACAGGCAGCAGCGTTGGCGAGACATGGGCTGATGGCGATCCGCTGTATTACAACCCGTCGTTTGTAGGTTCGTTTACCAAAAACAAACCGTCTGCACCTAACCAAAAAAGCTATATAGGTGAAGTCATTAATGCGGGGTCGGGCGGTTCAGGCTCTATTCACATTCGGATCGTGCCTGGGTCGGTGTTAGGCGGCACCGACAGCAACGTGCAGTTTGGCGCACTTGCCAACGGTGATTTGATTCAGTACGACTCGGTGCTGGGATATTGGAAGAACGTCCCCGCCTCAACGCTGCCGGTCGGCACGGCCACCAACATTGCAGGCGGCGCGGCAGGCTCGGTGCCGTATCAATCCGCGCCCGGCACCACGACATTTTTAGGCATTGGCACCGCGCTTCAGGTGCTAAAGGTCAACGCTGGTGCTACGGCTCCCGAGTGGGTCAGCGGCGCGGCCCTGACCAAGACCGACGATACGAACGTCACGCTGACTTTGGGCGGGTCGCCCAGCACGGCGTTGCTTGCAGCTACTAGCTTGACGTTGGGTTGGACAGGGCAGCTAGCCGTTACCCGCGGAGGTACAGGTTTAGCTACGGTGGCGCAAGGCGATTTGTTGTATGGCTCCGCTGCTAACACGTTAGTAGCGCTACCAAAAAACACTACAGCAACGCGGTATCTAGCTAATACGGGTACAAGCAACAATCCGGCTTGGGCGCAAGTTGATTTAACAAATGGTGTAACAGGAACTTTACCAACCGGCAACGGTGGTACAGGGTTGACAAGTTTTACAACCAATGGTGTGCTGTATGCCAGCAGCACAAGCGCGTTGGCAACTAGTTCAAATTTACAATTTAATGGCACAAATCTTGGCATTGGTGGCGCAGCAACAATAAGCGGCATTGAAATAATTCGTGCGACTGGTTCAGCTACGCCGACACCAGTCGAATTACGGCTGGCGACAACAACATCCGCATCAGATTGGTCAACCACAAGTCCATGGGGACGCATCAGTTTTTATAGTGCAGACGCAAGTTCCGGTGGCGCTAAAGTTCAGGCGGCTATTCAAACAGTAGCAGCGGGAACTACTGGCGGCACTTCTAGCTTTGATTTTTTAGTACAAGACAATATAAACGCAACTTTATTTAAAACAATGTCGTTTCAACCTGCTGGCACAAACACTACGCAGACAATTTTTTATAGCGGCGGTGGAGTTGAACGTATACGCATTAACAGCGCAGGATACACTCAATTTAATAGTAATCTTGTAATGCCTTATCAAGGAGCGCCAACATCTAAAGCAGCCGCAGCGACACTTACAGGCGCAGAACTGATTACAGGTATATTAAACACAACAGGTACAACTTATACAATTACGCTGCCCACAGGAACAAATATTGAAGGCGCATTAACGTGGTCGGCTAACGATGTTGCTTTAGATTGGTGGGTAATTAACACGGCAACTGGCACAATTACAATTGGCGCTAACGGCAATACGACGCTGGGTGGGCTAACTATCGCTACGGGCGTATCGGCGCATTTCCGCATTCGCCGAACCGCTGCAAACACTTTCACAATATATAGATTAAGTTGAGGTAAAAATGTCTTTTACACTATCTTTGTTTGCTGGCGCCGGCCAACAGTTTTTTGACGACAACGGTATTCCGTTAGCTGGTGGAAAAATCTATACATATTACGCCGGTACAACAACGCCATTAGCCACGTATACGACTAGTTCAGGAACAGTTGCCCATACTAATCCAATTATTTTAAATGCGGCAGGACGTGTTCCGGCTGGCGGTGAAATTTGGCTAACGACAGGTATTGGCTATAAATTTATCGTAAAAACATCAACTGAAGTGTTAATTGCGACACTTGACAATATCCCATCATCAGCGCAGCCACCTGCCGCTAACGATGCCGATTCAATTATGTACGAGCAAGGGTATTCTGTTACAGCAGGAAACTTTGTTATCGGAAAAACATACCGTATTGTTTCAATTGGAAATACAAACTTTACGTTAATTGGCGCAACATCCAACACGCCTGGTTTGCATTTTATTGCAACTGGTGTTGGTGCCGGATCAGGGACTGCTGAGCTGTCGCAAACCGTTGAAGCAAAATTGCAACAAATGTTGGATGTAAGAGATTTTGGTGCAGTTGGTGACGGTGTTACGGATGATACGGCTGCAATTTACGCAGCAATACAAGCGGCAACAAACGGATTAATATTTGAAGGCACTTTTTTGTTGGCAAGCGCACCGCCATATACAGGGGCTTTTACTGGTTCTCCCAATGCGTACATTCCAATCATTAGCAAAAATAACTTTAAGATTGACGCATCAAAAGCAACATTTAATGTCACTTATAACTTTGTTTCTAATACAACTTCAGCCGCGTTATTTGCCATAGTTGGAAGCAATAATGTGGTCATCGACGCAATCAACTGTTATGCCCCATCTAATGCAACTAGTAGATTTGTAAACGGAATTGAACCGTTGGTTGTTACCGATAACGGCACTACTGGCAGCAAAAATGTTTTTGTTTCTTCAATTGACTGCACAAATGTCGCGGGGTGTATTCGCTCATATTTAAGCGGCGGCGATGCACAATATTTAGCAAATGGATTTAATAGTTTGCAACGGTCAGCTAATATTTATGTCGGCAATGCACAAATGGTTAATGGCGGTACTCTTGCAAATGCTGGTTACGGTATTAGCTTGCAATTGTCGGGGGATAACACCGTAATTGAAAACGCTCGGTTTATTAATTCGCATCGGGCCATCATTGCATACGGCGTTCAAGTTGTAAAAGCCAAAATTTGGAATACAGACGCTGTTGCTGCGGACATAGCAATTGGTGGTTATGGTTCAATTACGGATTTTGATATTTTTTTAAAAGAAGATGGCACAGACGCAGTTCAAGCAACGGCAGCAAATATTGCACAAATTCAAGGCTACGATATAGGAACACCAGGTGGTTCTAGCATAGATATTCAAGCTGGCCGCACTCACATCATTAAAAATATCAAAGTTCAATTTGATGTTTCTGTTGCTGCTAGAGCGGCGCTTTGTTATGTTGGAAAAGAAGGCGATGCCATCTCAAACAACAACATATTAATTCAAAATATTATTTTATCTGGTTTTGCGTCTGGTACTAGTAGTGGATTAAGAATTGCCCAAGCGTATGATTCTCCAAATCCACTTTGGTCAAATACGATATTCGACAACATTGTTGTGCGTGATATGTTGTGTTCATCCAGCAGTCAAGCAGTAGCAAGAACTGGATTTAGAAACGCGCTTGTATTTGAAAACTATTTTGGAAATAGCATTTTTAGTTCGTATGACGGATCAATTAATGCTTACCCAGTAATTTATAGAAATTGCACTATCTCTGAAATAACTGGGCCGAGCCACAAAAATTTGTACGCTATTGTCGAAAATAGCGATATTAACCGCGACAATAATAGTTCGTTACGAATTCAACCTTTCAATAAACAATTTGTAAATTCACGAATTGGTACGTCAGAGCCTATTAATAAACGTCAACATGACGTATATAGTGATATTAACAGCGCTAGTCTTAGTTTTCCTTTAAGCAATCCGCAAACGACAAAAACCAATCTTGTTGGTGGCGCTTTATTCGAGGGTAACAACACCAACAATCCGATTGATTTGGACTTGGTTGCAGAGCCAGCGGCTACAAAGCCAACATCAACTACGTCGCGGCAAATAGATCATTTTTCATTTACGGATACTACCGATTATGTAGTTACCAACTCAAAATCTTTTACTTTGTACGTTAGAAATACAAGCGGATCAATAGCTGCGTTTTATACGGGAAGTTTAGTTTTGCGAGGCCCAGCAAGAACTGATTTTAGTGCTTGTACGATCGTACTTGCTAATGTCAGCGTTACAAACTTAAACGGTTCGTCATATGTCGTTGGCGATTTAACAGTAAGCGCGCCGGATGCAGACACAATTCGTTTTTCTATGTCTAGAGCATCAGAACTGATGAATTTAGTGGTTTATGACAGCTAACAATTTTAATTTTAATGAGCTAAATAAAATTGACTAATGCTATTAAATTGTTAAACAAACTGCCTCACGACAAAGCCCTGCACATCATTGTAGGTGTGCTGGCCTATATGGCATTCCACTTTGTCAGCCCTGTGGTTGGGCTGGCTGCGGCTGCCGTTGCTGCCGTGGGCAAAGAGATATACGACTACATGAACAGAGACCGGCATACGCCCGACCTGTGGGATGCGGTAGCGACGATGGCCGGTGGTATCGCTGGCTGGATCTGCGGGTTATAGTAAGGCAATTTTTAACTTACCTAATTAGGTGCAATTATGACTGTTACCGTTAAAGTCCTTGTTCCTGCCAAAACGGCGGAGAACACCCAAACGACGCAGTACACCGCGACGGGTGTGACGACCATCATCGACAAGTTCACGGCGACCAACTACAGCGCAACCGCCGCGACCATTAGTGTCAATTTGGTAACAGGTGCGGACACCGCCGGTAACCAAAACTTGATTACCAAAACGAAAACATTGCAACCGTCCGAGGTGTACACGTTCCCTGAGATTGTCGGACAAGTCTTGATGCCGTCGGGGTTTATCTCTACTATCGCGGGAACTGCCAGCGCGATTAACATTCGAGCATCTGGCCGCGAAGTCACTCAGTAAAATGTCAGCTGTAGAGCTTTTTGACGCTGAGAGTACGCAACTAGTAACGCCGGAGTTAATGCGGCAAAAAGTAGTGGTATTGCAAGATGAGTTATTGCAAATGCCGCAAGCCGAGATTGTGACCACGCATACGTTTTTGCCTGGGGTGTATGAGCGAAAGATTACGGTGCCGCCGTGGACAGTGTTGACGGGCGCGGCGCACAAGACGGGCTATAAAGTTCGGTTAGAAAAAGGCAAGATTGCAGTCAATATAGATACAGAGGTTGTTGTTTTAACCGCCCCTTACGAGTTTGACGCCAAGGCGGGAGAACAACGTGCAGGGCGGGTATTTGAAGATGAAGTTGTTTGGGTGGATATTTACGACAACCCAGACGATTGCCAAGATTTAGATTTGCTAGAAGAACGGTTGTATGTTGTGCCTGAATGTGGGCTCGGCGATGCCCGTAAACGATTGGCACTAGCAAATGACAAAGGAGAAGTGTTATGGCTGGATGGACAGCAGCAGCAATCGTAGGTAGCGCGGTAATTGGTGCAGGTGCCTCGCGCCAAGCGGCTAAATCGCAAGAACGCGCTGCGGCTGAAAGTACGGCGGCGCAAGAACGCATGTTCGCCAAACAGGTCGAACTGCAAGAGCCGTTTCGCAAAGTTGGCGTCAACGCGCTGCCGGAGCTGGTCGCTGCGTCCAAGTACGAGCCATTCACCATGGCTAAGTACCAAGCTGATCCTGGCTACGGCTTCCGGCTGAGAGAAGGCATGAAAGCACTGGAGCGCAGTGCAGCAGCGCGCGGTGGTTTGCTGTCCGGCGCCACGCTGCGGGGTGTGCAAGAGTACGGCCAAGACTTGGCGTCGCAGGAATACACCAACGCATTTAACCGCTATCAAGCTGAACGCGCCGCGCGGTTAAATCCGTTGCAAAGCCTAGCGGGCATGAGCCAGACGTCGGCCAACACGTTAACAGGCGCAGCTGGTCAATTAGGTCAAAACTTGGCGCAAAACGCTGCCACGTTAGGCAATATTCGCGCGTCAGGTTATATGGGCACTGCAAATGCGTTAACGGGTGCAATCGGCCAAGGGTTAAACTACTATCAAAATCAGCAGATGATGAACCGGTTTTTTCCGCAACAAAATTACGGCGCGCCCGACCCCCGCTTAATGCAGCTTAGCGGCTCTAGCGATTACTCTAAATACTAGAAAGACACGGGTTAGTTATGGCGACTATTGATTACACCATTCCAGGACAGTTCAAAGGCCTGCAAATTGAATCGCCAATGAACGCCATGGCGCGCGCTATGGAATTGCGCGGATTGCAAGAGGCATCAAATTTAAACGCCTTGCGAATGCAAGAGCAACAAATGAAAATGGGCGAAGCGCAAAAGCTAAGCCAACAACGTAATGCATTATCGCAAATCCATGCTGACCCTAACGTAAAAATTGGCTCACCTGAATATCTTAATCGTGTAGCTGCTGAAGCACCTGATCTATACGAGTCAGTTGCTACTCGAGCTCAGCAACGTGCGGAGCTAGAAGAAAAAATTGAGGGTCGTAAGTACCAGAACTTTGACCGCAAGTTCAAGATATTTCAGTCGATTGTGCCCAACATCAGTTCGGGCGCGGGCGTTTATGAGTACTTGCAAGCCGCCTACAGCGATCCTGACCTAAAGCCTATCCTCGAAAAAATCCAGCCGCTTGAGGCAGCGTTAGAAAGTAACTTAGCTGCGTTTGAGCAAAACCCTGATGACTGGCGGTTGCGTTCTAGCGGTGTGGCGCCTGACAAATTAGTCGAGCTTGCATTGCAGAAATCGAGAGCGCAGCGCGAAGAAGCGCGCCTTGATTTGGAAGACCAGCGCGTACGTGAAACGCAACGTCATCAGCAAACGATGGAAGCGATATCTACGCGGGGCGCTGATCGCGCGCAGTTGCAGTTGGAAGAAACACAGCGCCACAACAAAGCAATGGAAAGACTTGATGCACAGCGCGTTGGTATTTCTGCTGCGGCTGAAGCGCGTAAAGCCGAACAAGGCGAAGCCACGCTGTCAACCAAAGATAAGCAGAAACGTGAGGCAGCCTATCCGCAAGCAAACGCCGCAATCAAAGGTATCGAAGCCAAGTCAGAGTCGTTTATTAAGGATCTGAAAGCTTTGCGCGAGCACCCAGGCTTGCCGCAGATTACGGGCATACTTGCAGGACGCATATCAGGGCTTACTAAAGAAGGCCGTGCAGCTGAAGCGTTGTACGACAAAATTAGAGCTAAAGGCGGCTTTGAGATGCTGCAGCAAATGCGTGAAGCCTCTAAGACCGGCGGCGCGCTGGGTAACGTCTCGAACCAAGAAGGCAAACAACTGCAAGCGGCGTTTGAAGCTATTGATCGCCGCCAAGATGCTGCGGACGTCAAAGCCGCGCTTGATCGTGCAATTGGTGATGTTGAAGGTGCAAAAGTACGCAGCCGCGAAGCGTTTAACGAGACATACTCGTACCGTGAGCAGCCGTCCGCTGCACCCGCGCCCGCCGCGCCCAAGCCAAAAAGCGACATACGCTCTAAAGCTGATGCAATCTTAGGAAAGTAACCATAATGGCGACCGCAGACGATTACGCAGGTTGGATTGTTAAAAACGCGGCCAAAAAGGGCACGCCAGAGTTTGACACGGTAGCGGCTGCGTACAAAGAAGCATTGGCAGAAGAACAAGCTGCCACGCCCGCTCCCGCGCCAGAAGCGCCTGCGCCAGTTAGTGAGATACCTGCCCCACGCGGTCAACAACCCGCATGGGCAAAACAATATCCGCAGCTGTTTCAAGGCGCGCAGACTGCACGTCAAATGCTTGGGCCAACCATTGAGGCAGGCGGTGCAATTGCGGGCGGTTTGTTTGGTGCGCCTGCTGGCCCCGCAGGCGTAGTCGCTGGTTCCGCTGCTGGTTATGGTTTGGGCGCAGGCGCGCTACGTCAAGCGGATATCGCGCTGGGTAACATTCCTGAGATGACGCCAGCACAAGGTTTGGAGGCTGGCACACGCGACTTGCTGATGGGCGCCATTTACGAGGCGGGCGGTCGTATCGCAGCGCCTTTCATCGATAAGGCATTGCAGCTAGGCGCAAGAGGCGCGGGCTGGCTCTACGACACATTGTCCGGCCAGATCGGCGCGCAAAAAGCCGCCAAGATCCTGCGTGATTCGTTGGGTATGGATGTTGCCGCAGCTCGCACAGCCGCTCGCAACGCACCTGTTGACGTCACCGCAGCTCAATCAATTGCCGGGCTGACTTCGCCTACTACACAGGCGCTGCTTGAGCAGGCTGCCAAGCGTGACCCACGCTACCTGCTGTCTACCGCCGAAGCGCAAGAGGCTGCGCGTATTAACCAGCTGGCTCAACTAGCTGGCGCCGAGACGCAGACAGGCGCCAAGGGTGCGCAGCAAGCCGCCAAGAAAGAACTACGCAACCGACTGATTCCTACGCTTGAGCAAGAAATGGAAGCCGCCAACGTGGCAGGCGTACTCGAGCCACAGCTGCGCGCGCAGGCTGAGCGTATGGGTGCCGCTGCCGGACAGAAGGTCGAAGACGTGCGCCGCATGACGGCAGCTGCTGAGCGGCTGCCTCGCATGGGCGCTGAGCGTGGCGCTGCCGAGCGTGGCTTGCCTACCCCACCGCGCTACACCTACGAAGGTGAGCTGGCCAAGCGTGCCGAACAAGTGGCGGATGATGCAGCCAAAGGTTCGCTGATCTTCGGTGAGGCTTCGCGTTTTGCAACCGCTGCAGCCAACAGCTTGGAAGCGCACGGTCTGAAACCTTTAAAAGGTGATGCGATTGTAAGCAGCATTGAGCGCACACTAGCCGATCCAAAACTTGCGCCTGGTAACCGTGATCTGCAGCGCGCGTTAGGACGCGTCGCTGCTGACATCAAGCAGTGGACGAACTCCGGCGGTGTGATTGACGCATGGGCGTTGGACACCATTCGCAAAAACTCGGTCAACTCGGTTGCCAAGCAGTTGCATCCGAATGACGCCAAGGCACAGAAAGAACTTGCAGGTAAAGTGCTTGAGAGCGTGCGCCCGACCATCGTCAAGGCGGTCGAGGATGCAGGCGGCACCGGCTACGGCGCGTACCTAGAAGCGTACAGCGCGGGCATGAAAGCGGTTAGCGAGAAGAAGCTCAGCGCCAAAGCGCTGGACATGTACCAGAACGATCCTAAAGGGTTTGTCAAACTGGTCGAAGGCAACAACCCCAAAGAAGTTGAGAAGGCGTTCGGCGCAGGCAGTTACGACATCGCCAAGGAAATGAGCGACAGTGCCATGAAGACGTTGAAAGGCGTCGCTGGCGAGATCAAGCGCGACATCCGCGTGGGTGAGCAGGCTGCCGCTGGCCGTGATGCGCTGCGTGAGTTGCTTGAGGCTAATCAGTCTCGTTTTAGACTGCCGAGCTTTGCGTTGAGCCGCACAGTGACTGCGACCAATACGGCGTTGGATGTTCTGGAAAGAAAACTCGGCAAAAACGTCATGAACAAGTTAACGGAAGCCTCCAAGTCTGGCCAAGATATGGCTAGGCTGCTGGATACGCTACCGGCAGTTGAACGCAGCAAAGTGTTGCGCGCGCTGAACAATCCGCAAGAATGGATGATAATGCCCCGTGAAGGTCGCGGCGCTGCAACCGTCAACATGCTTGCACCTGAAACTCAAAATAATCTTGCCCAATAATTTTATGTTATGGACACACAAGTTCTATTCAACATCGCGGTTGCAATCGCGGGTTTTTTTGGAGGCTGGGTGCTGAACAATATCCACAAATCCATTGACCGGCTGGATGTTGACGTGCGTGCCATGCCCCACACGTATGTCAGCCGCGAGCACTACAAAGAAGACTTGCGTGAGATACGCGACATGCTGGGTAAGATCTTCGACAAGCTAGACCACAAGCAGGACAAGTAACCACAGGAGGCGTTATGAAAAGCTATATCCTAGACCGTGCTAGAGAGCCATCCACCTGGCGTGGCGTGTTGCTGTTCTTGACCGCTATCGGTGTGCCAATTGCGCCTGCGATGGCGGATCACATTGTGACCGTTGGGCTGGCCTTGGCCGGTATCGTCGGTATGGTCACCAAGGGATGATCAACAGCCGCAGTCTGGACGATCTGCTGCCCGAAGTACGGCGGCGGGTCGGTTGTTTTCTAAGTAACGCCAAGGCGCAAGGCATCGACTTGCTGGTCACCAGCACCTACCGTGACAACGCCAGTCAAGAAGCACTCTACGCGCAAGGGCGTACCAAACCAGGGAAGATCGTCACCAATGCACGTGCTGGTCAGTCTTTTCATAATTACCGGTGTGCTGTGGATGTGGTTCCAATCCGCAATGGCAAGCCCGTATGGGATGCCAAAAACCCCGTCTGGCAGACCGTTGGCAAACTAGGTAAAGAAGCAGGGCTTGAATGGGCCGGTGACTGGAAGCGCTTTCGCGAGATGGCGCACTTTCAATACACCGGCGGGTTGACGTTGGCGCAGCTGCAGACCGGCGCCAAAATCGCTTAAACCAAACGACGACGCAACTGTTGACAGATGACGCGATCCCGCGTCGTCTGCCAGATAACAGTGTCCTTGGTCGAGCATTCCATCGGCGTCGGCCCTTTGGGCTCAGGCAAGCCGACCGCCAAAAAGGCGAACGTGGCCACCGCGATGGCCGCGTAGTACACCACAACGAGGTCTTTCATATCCGTAGCAGCCTCCCCAAGAACTTGGTGAGCGGTGATTCCTTGTAGGGCATCATACCCAACATCACGTCTTGCACAAAGCGCTCTTCGGGCGTGGCAGGTTTCTGGTAGAACTGCGGCGTGTAATGCGCACCGATTTTAGGTGGCGCCTCCTTGATAAAGTAACCATCACGAAGCATCGTCTTTCCTCCTATCTTCATTTGCACGGCGCGCGTTAACGGCTTTCTTTTTTATTAACGCTGCCTCTTCCTTAGTATAAACAGGTTCGGCCCCGTTGGCCGTTGCTTTTAGCCACACCTCGGCGCTGTAGGCGCCTGCCCCGCACGACTTGCACTTGCGCTGGCGCCGCAGGCCGCCTGCCATCTTGATGACGTTGACGACGTAGGTGCGTTCGTTACAGGTCATACATTTCATGGTTTGGCCGCCTGGTTCAGTATCTCAACCCGCTCACGGGCGTCACGCAACGCGCAATAGCGCTGGTGCAGCCGCTGCAGGATCGAGCTGCGCTTCTCATGCAAGAGCTCAGCGGTCAACATGGCGAACACCTCGTCTTCCGAGAGCTTGGGCAGCTGATCATTTAGTGCGCGCCAGCTTAGCTTTTTCATCTTCTATCCTTGTTTCAATTCGTGCTACTTCGTCCACGGCGCGTTGGAATGCGCGCTCCATTTGGTTCAGCTCGCGCTGCCGCGCTCGCTCCTCGGCGCGTGCAGCAGGCAGCTTAGCCTTCCAATAATCAATTCTTCTCACGTTGTTCGGCCTCCAGTTCACGCAGATCGTTGGCAACGTCCGAGACGCCATGCCAGTCGCTGCGGGCGATCATCACGTGCAGGTAGTCAATCAGAATCTCGCGTTGTGTTTCGTACTTGGTAAAGTCAGTCATCTCCCATCTCCAGTCAGTTTAGAAAATTGTGTGATCGGCATGATGCGCTGGCTGCCGTCGACCATCAGAATGTGCGCAAACCCTTGTGAGTCGTTCCAGCAGCCGTAGTAGGCACGCTGCAACCCGTCGATGTCGAACATCAACTTGCGACCTCGGCACCAGTCAGGCCGGTCTTGCGTGAGCACCGTCTGCACGCTGATGTCGTTGGTGTAGCTTAAATAGTTGTTGGCGCTAACCGAGTGTCCGGCAGCCGCGAGTACAACGGCGGTAAGTAATGGCATGGTGTCCCCCTAGTCGGCTTTGCCTCTGATTAAATCGATCATCTCGTTGTACGCCGCGTTGCGCTGTTCGTGCGTCTTGGCGCGTGCCATCTCGGTGGCCACGGCGTACACCCGCCCGAACTGGCGCAGCAGCTCCGCCGCTCTGATGTCGTGCTCATCCCGCGCGCGGTCTAGCAAGCGTGCGGCGTGTTGT